AGATCAAGAATATCAGATAGTTCCTCGATTATATCAATTGCTTCATTAAGTTTGTCTTGCATTGATCTTTGTTTCATTGTTAACCCCCTTTATTAGTTTTATATATTTCTTGTCCATTGCTACGTCTCCAATATGACGAAAACCAGACCACAATCTTACTGTGTACATATTATCTGCATAATAATTCAAAATTGTAGCCTCTACATCCTTAGGGCTGCCATTAATTTCAACGCAATCACCTATTTTATATTTCATCATTGTTAACCCCCTTTATAAGTTTTATTAATTCAATGATTAGTTCTTTTGTGCCTAAAATAATTATGTAGGCAAAAATAAAGACCATGGCCCCCAATAGGAATTGTGGGCCTGGGTCCAGGTTTATTGTTGTTAGCAGCTCAATCACTTAGGGCCTCACTATTGTTTAAATTTGTATAAATTAAATTCTCATAATTGACACGACCACCCAAACGATCTAACAAAAACATGTGTAAATATTTTGAAGTAGTCCTACTGTAATTATAATATTCTTTATCTAAATAAGTTTCAGCTACACCAAAGTTTGAACTGTCATAGATTGTTTTAGCAATTAAAGTTTCATAACTTTGAAAATATTCAACCTTATTGCCCTCTGGTGTTTTAGTCTGAATTATAAATTGATTAGGAACTACATTTCCTTTTGGACTTTTCATATTAATTACTTTCATTGTAACCCCCTAATCTAAATAATAGTGACTAAAAAAGCCGTCTTTGTCATAAACTGCATACTGTTTGTCCGAGCTGCCATGTTCATCAACATCAGATTTTTTACAATTTGGAATGTAAACAAATCTAATCGGCAAATCAGAATTAAAACCTTTCAAATTTAATATTTCTTTAGTTGCGTACTCATGTTGTGAGCCATAACCATATTGAAAAGGCAAAACATAAGTATTGTCATTTTCAACATCCTCTATTCTTGTACTAAAATAAGTATTGCCGTTTATTTTATCGTGCCAGGCTTTAGTAATTGAAATATATTTAATCATTGCAACCCCCTTTCAATTGCTCATTAAGTTTAATTAATTTACTTTCTAAGTGATTAAGCCTTTCAACGTCATCAGTTGAATAGCTTGTATTGTCAAACATCCAATAAATGTCGTTGATCTGCTTTTGAACTTGTTTAATTTGTTCAATCATACGGCCCCCTTCACTACTACTGTTTCATAATGTCTTGTTATTATGTTTTTAAAACAATCATGTACTAATCCATCATCAAAAGTTTTTGAATACATGTACATATATTCATCTGGTATGTGCATTAATCCCTGGTCAATTGCATTTTTGAACGCTGCTTGACTATCTCTTATTGTCATATTATTCATAAATTATCCTTTATTAATGTTCTGATCTTATAGATCATATTGACCTTTTAGGTCATATTATAATATATGTCAATAGCATAATAAAAAAAAATATTGGACATTTTGCCCCGAATAAGGAATAAATCTTGATATAATAGCAAATCATTGCGTTGATTTAATAAATCATGGTAGGAAGGCCCCAATCTAAAGTTTTCTGTGAGAGCCTCACAAGATCGTCAAACTATACTAAACAATGTAGAGCCAAAGGCTACTTGATGAAGTCGGGGCATTATCGGTGTAAAAATCACGGGGGTTTTAGTGATTGGAACGCAAAGACTAAGCAAGGCAAGTTTAAGGCCCTTAGAAATTTAAGATCATTAAAACATTTATCAGATGAAGAAATTAGAACTAAATACATCATTGAAAGAGAAAATCCTTGAGCAATTAAGCCTGGGAGTGAATTTAACTAAAATATGTAATGATAAGACCATGCCTAGTTTAACAACTGTATATAAATGGTGTAGAGAATATAAAGAGTTTGGTGAAGAAGTTACAGAATGTAGAAGGTTAGGCTGCCAAACATGGCTTGATACTGCAATGAATGAATTAGACAAGAAAGACGTTCCACCCAATCAAATACCATTTTTAAGAGAGAAGTTATATATGGCTCGTTGGATGGCTTCTAAATTGTTGGGAGCTTACGGGGACAAGCAAGAGATTAAACAAAGTGGT